GGCTTTTCGCCGGTGGGTTCGAGTCCCGCTGGAGGCACTTTTGGAAACCGCCAGAAATGGCGGTTTTCCTTTATTTTCCAACGGTTTTCAAGCTTTCCTATTTCACTCTAATTCACTCCAAATCACGTCATTTCTCTATAAAACGTGGGCAAAATGTGGGCACGGAATCAAAGGTACATGTGCTGTCGCACGTATGCTTCGACCTCAGCGTTTTCCTCTGGAGTGCCGATGGTCAGAAGCCAGACGGCATTGTTCTTGCGCTGCACGTTGCCCTTGCGAAGGCATTTGATGAGTCCTGCGGCTTCGAGCTTCTTGGCGATTTTGCCGATGCGGTTGTAGGCCAGCTGCTCGCGCTTCGGATTGCGCGGTTCATTGCCGATCGCCACGAGCTCATCCATTGACTGTGGGAGCGTCATGCCCCAATCGATGGCGATTTTGAGCCAGCCGGAAGCGTAGGTGCGCGGCATCATGTGCTTCTCCTTTGCTGCCTTGTCCAGCGGCCAGTCAGCGGTGAGCCATGCCATGCGGCTGAGCAGGGCGTATTGCGCGAAGTCGAAGCTGCGTGCGCCCTTGTGGGTGACGGTGAGTTTCCCTTGGCTTGCGAGTTCTTCGACTGCCAGCATGTTGCGGTATCCCATTTCACGGTCCATTTCCGACCTCCAAGCCATGCGTTACAATGGTTTTGGAAGTCTTTGAGTGAGGCTTCATGTTTTACCTCCGCGGTGCCGTTAACACTGCGGAGGTTTTTTGTTCTGAAACACATTATATACTAACTTGCAAACATGTGTGTATGGCGTGTTGTAAACAAGGGCGCATATTAACCTTGCAAGCGGAAAATACTAACTTGCAAACATGAAATATGCATATATACATATGTAACATTATTTTCATTCTTTCATACAGCGACAATGCGCTGAAAATGAAAGAATCGGCACGTCCAATCCCCATCTGCGGTAGCTTGAAGCAAGGAGAAAGAAGGGGAAAAATGAAGAAGCTGATTTATCTCATTGCGTCAATACTCTTCGCGCTGACAAGCGTCTATGGCGTCTATGACATCTTCGTGACGAAGCAGGATGATCTGGTGGCGAGTATTATGGCGGTCCTGTTTGCGGCCTTCCTTGCATGGCTTTTCATGCATCTCTTCCTCAAGCCGGAGCCGCGCCATAAGCATCAAGCGACGAATGCGCCTGAATCATCGTCGGAAGCCGCCTCAGACGCTCCAACGGCGGAAACGGCACCAATCACCCACGTCAACGCGAATAGTGGCGTGGAGGACGATTACGTGGCTGTGGATATTGAGACCACCGGCCTAGGTCGTGACGCTCGAATCATCGAGCTGGGAGCCGTGAGAATCAGGCACGGACGCAAAGTCGCGTCATACAGCCAGCTCGTCAATCCACAGATTCCGATACCGGCCAAGGTCACGCAGATCACCGGCATCACCGACCGGGACGTGCGGCACCAGCCCACCATCGACAAGGCATTGCCCAAATTCTACGCTTTCTGTGGGCGTGATACGTGGATAGGGCATAATATTCGCCGCTTCGACATTCCGGTGATTGCCAGGGAAGCGCAGAGGGTCGGTGCCGGAATGCCGGACGTGAGCTTTTATGACACGATGGAATTATCCCAGGCATTGCTGCCGCAGCTCGACCATCATCGCGTGGTAGACCTCATCCGCTACTTCGGCATCGCCAAGACCGAGCGTCATCGTGCCGCCGACGATGCTGCACAGACAGCGCAAATCTTCGAGCATTTGAAGCAGATATAAGCTTTATAAAGACTTATAAAGGCTTATAAGGCAATATAAAAGCCCCACAATCGTGGGGCTTCATGCTATCAGAGGCTGTTCACGGCATTGTAGAATTCCTGCGCGTCCTCGGCCTTCTTGAATTTCAGGGGCAAGGAGCGCAGCGCGCTGTACCTCCATGTGACGGTGCGCTTCTTGATCGTCACCCCTTGCAGATCGGTCACCTTGTAGGCTTCGGTCTTCTTATACCGGTGCAGATACGTGGTGCCCCTGTCCAATTCCAGCCGGTTCGCATACAGACGAATCGCCAGAAACATCGGGTCGTCAAGCCTATCGCACTCGTAAACCGCTCCTGGTGCGGGCTGTGGTCGCTTTGCCATGATTACTTCCTTCTCATTTTTTCCTTGATTTTATCTCGCTCAGACGATGCAGACATGCTCGGCCATGATTTGCCGGAAGTCACCCAGCACCTGCTGGGTAACCTCCAATTCCTGGGCGATATTCCACGAATTGCCATCGTACATCTGTTCGAGCAGTCCGTAATGGAGCGGGTCTATCAGCGTGAGTGCCGTCTCGCGTCTGGCTCGATGCTCCTCGCGGTTCCTCGCCACACGCTCGCACGAGGAATCGCCATGCCGCCAATGCGTCAGCTCATGCACCAATATGCAGCGTTTCGCTGCATATGTGAGCCGTCTATCGATGAGGATTACATGATTCTCATCGTCGTAGCAGCCCCACAGTCCGTCAGGAAGGATTGCGCTGGATACGGTGACCGGCAGGTGGACGATCGCCCTGCGCATGTCACCGTATGTCATGTTCCGGTTGATTGGCAGGTCAGGCAGGCTCGTCGTAATCCGGCCCCGCCTCTCCATTGATGGCCTCCTGCTTGCCCTGAACGTTATAGGCGGCAAGACCATAACCACCAGACCGCGCCTTCGCCTCGGTTTCCTCGATTGCGTGGCGTTGCGAGTCGATCACTATATCACCTGGCGATACGCCGGTGACTTCGCTGATGCGCTCAAGGTCGCTCAAGGTCAGTGGGCGGCTGAGGTTCGCGTGTTTGTACCAGTAGTCGCGGCTGAAACCGCAAGCTTTGGCGAATTCTGCGACCGTCATGCCGCTTTTCTTTTGCAGTCTGACGCACTCGCGCATGATCTGCGTGGCTAGTGGCGTCATCTCGTTTGCTTTACTTCCCATAACTCCAGTATAGCCAATTAAATACCTTTTTGTGTGCGAATTGTGAAGATGTAAGTAATTGAATACACAAATGTAGTCAATTAAATACACTGAGAGGTGTCGAAAGGAAAACCGAGATGTTGAGCACAAAGAAGACCAAGACCCCCGACCACTACCCATGCGGCCACATGCGCGGCCCCGGCTGGCACGACTGGCGCGCCTGCCTCACCAAACAGGGAATCGAGGAGGATGAATGGCCGGTCTGACCGAAACCGCCAGCAGAAACCTCAAAGCCGAACTCGCCAGACGCAGCAAGACGCGTGCCGACCTTGCAAACGCTTGGGGATGCACCCTCAAGACCGTCGACCAAAGGCTCAACGGAAGCATCTCGATAAGCATCAAGGAAATCGAAGAAGCCGCACCGGTCTTCGACATGGACTCCATGCAGTTGCTCATGCTCCTCATCCAGCCAATCGACAGCATCAAACAATTCAAAGCCTAAGGAAGCCGAACATGAGTCAGTTGCTTAACCCGCCGAAGCCACCGGAATCGAGGAAAACCATGAAACCAAGAATCGAACTCATCGGCACCACCGGCTACGCCATCCGCATCCAGGAAGACAAGAGCGGCCAACTCATCGAACTCCACGAGGACGGCGAGGAAGTCCTTGCGGACATCCCCGAAAGCACCCTCGACAACTTCGCCTACAGCCTCAACGACGACTTGGGGAACATGCGATGAGCCAATCATTCGAACTGCGAATCATCGAGGACGGCACGCACAGCAGTGACCACAGCTGCCTCATCGGACTCAGATTCGACATGGCAGGCGGATACCAGGAACACATGCTCAACAAAACCGACCTCATGAACCTCCGCCGCGAAATCGGACGAACACTCAAAGAACTCAACCAGAAGAAGGACAAGAAATGAACATCTTCCAACAGCGAGAAAAAATCATCGAAGGCCTCATCGCGGCATGCAAGGACCTCGACGAAGAGAGAACCAACCACCTGCTCGACCAACTCACGGAACTCGACAAGTCAGCCGAACAGAAGCCGCTTCCTGAAGAGCCGAAGGAGCGGGGCTTCTATGCCACCGCGAATGATGGTCTGCTCCTGCTTAAGGACGCTGATGGTGACTGGTCGGCGCGCACACGTTGTGACTTGGTTAATCCCATCTGGAATGGCGATAGACAGTATGTGAAGTGGCCGACTGTCTGCGAAACGCTCCCGCCTGAAGCCTTCCCGTTAAAGCGAGTGAACACTGGAGACGGTAACGATGACTGACACGATCACCATTCACGAACAGCAGGGCTTCTCGACCAGCCGCATCCAGCCGACCAGCATCCTCGCCAGCACATTCAGGATCGACAAGAAAGTAGACAAGACGATCATCTTGCTGAGCCAGTACCTCGATGGAAGGTTCGTTCTGACGTTGAACGACTCGCGTGCGGAACTCACCGCCGAGGAACTAGACAGAATCGGCGAACTATTCCGCACGCAGGCCCGGAACATGATCAACAATCGGAAAGATTGAGCGACTGCTTCAACATCACGGCAATGAAGGTCGTCTCACCTTGTGGGAGAAGTTGGAAGCCGACCGGCTCCCAACCATCCATCTGCTCGGCCAGTTCAGGCGCCGAGCCAAGGAAATCAAGGGTAAGGCTCCTGACAGCACCGACCTCGGCAGGAAAAAGCTGTGAACTGGCGACGTGGAACGTGACCATCCGATACTCCGTTTTCATCTAAAATCACCTCCCTCCAAATAGCAAGAAGACATCATGGACAACAATATCGAACCCCGGCGGAAGCCGAACTACACGCGCCGCCGCATCCTCTTCGCCATCGTCAGCATCGGCCTCATCTCCAGCCTGACCATCATGCTCACATGGCATGGCGGCAGCACCACCGCCGCGCTCATGGTGGAAGGCGTGTACATCGCCACCGCATTGTGGCTGATCGTCAGATTCGCGCCACGCGACTAAAAGACTTCCCACCAGCCGACAGTCCAACAAAACAAACCAATTGGGATGTTTTCGCGGGCATCCACGTTCACTCATGTCGGCTGGCGGGACCATATAACTGAATATCGATTATTATCCACGCGCCGACCATCTCTCTGCCGTACATACACTGTCGGCGCATTCGGCTGGGCGACGGTTCGCCCGTCCACGGATTCCAATCTCTTCTCTCTCTATCAAAAACGCAGGCACTCCGGTGTTTGCAACCCTTTCAAGTATGCCTGACGGCTTCCATCGCCGTCGGTCGCGCCACCGGCCGCGAACGCGTTCAGGTCGCGTTCCAACAGTCAAAGGGGCGCTCGGAATCCAAGGACGGCATCGGTTCGACTCCGATGCCAGCCACTCAGCCCCATCCACTCGTCAGGACGGGGCACACAACTTGCAACAAGCAAAGGAAACACAATGAGCGACAACCTCAACCACATCAACGCACGCATCGAAGGTGAAGCATGAGCACGATACGCTACATCAGCCTGTTCAGCGGAATCGAAGCCGCCACCGTCGCATGGCACCAGCTCGGGTGGAAGCCAATAGCATACGCGGAAATCGAACCATTCCCCAAAGCCGTGCTCAGACAACACTACCCGGAAGTACCAGATTTAGGAGACATGACCAAAGTTGACTGGAAACAATACCACCATGCGGCAGATGTCGTTGTGGGAGGAAGCCCCTGCCAGGCATTCAGCATCGCCGGACTCCGGAAGGCTCTGGACGATCCACGCGGCCAGCTCATGCTCGAATATCTCCGAGCTTGCGCAGAAATTGATCCGGAATGGATCGTCTGGGAGAACGTGCCCGGAGTACTGTCGGCTGAACACGGACGGGCTTTCCAGTCGCTCCTTGAAGCCGTGGCCGAACTCTGGCCTGATGGGGGGGGTGCATGGCGAGTGTTGGACGCTCAGTTCTTCGGTGTGGCCCAACGACGCGAGCGTGTGTTCCTTGTCGTCAACACTAGAGACTGGCGACGTGCCGCCCCGGTTCTTTTTGAGCGCGAAAGCCTGTGCTGGGATCATCAGTCGAGCCGAGAGAAGAGGAAAAGCCTTGCCGGTGGAACTGCTGGCGGCGTTGGAAACGCAGATTCAGGCATTGGAAACTTGACCCACGGTGAGAACCAGCCTCGGAGAGTGTACTCGTCTGACGGAATCGCCCCGACATTGCAGGCTCGTGGGAACGGTGGGCAGGATCAGTCGGCTGTCATGTTGGACTTCCATCAGCAGGACGGAAGGTTCAAGGTCAGTGAGCATCCGGACCTGTCAAACACTCTCACCTCTCACATGGGAACCGGTGGGAACAATGTCCCACTTGTGAAAGCGTTGAATCCGACATTGAGCACTGACCATAATCCAGCCGTCTACGATGTGGCAGGAAACATCGTCGGTCGCGGACAAATGAACGGCGGACACCAGCTTGGTGTTGCCGACCCGGACGAAAACGGCGCTTTCACATTGACTTCCACTGACAGACATGCGGTGGCTGAAATCGAGAGAGAGAGAGAAGTGATGTGCCGGGCGGACAGTCAATCGAACGCGGCACGGTGCTTTAATCTTGCGCCGACACTGATGGCACATGCGGGGAAAGACGCCCCATTCATCTATCCGACAGCCGATGGGAGAGACTAATGGCCCTTACCTTCAAGATACGCGGTGGAGGAACGGGGGGGGGTAAGGGATTCCTGGGACAGGAAGAGCTTTCCGCCACGCTCAGCACGCACAACGACCAGTCCTTATACATGGAGGATCCAATGAAAGGTTTAACGGTTCGCAGGCTCACCCCATTGGAATGCGAACGGCTCCAGGGCTTCCCTGATGGGTGGACTGACATCCAATGGCGCGGCAGGGAGCACGCGCCGGATGGGCCACGATACAAGGCGTTGGGGAATTCAATGGCCGTTCCGGTCATGAGATGGATCGGCGAAGGAATTCAACTCGTTGAAGACAACAAGGAACTTTTCAGGAAGGAAACCACATCATGAACGAAAACAAACCACAGGTGGCAACATGGGCGCTCTGCGTCGACATCGACCCCGACAACCAGGAATCCGGCCCCGCACTCATCTGCAAACTCGACATGCCGCTGGACCCCTTCAAGGGTGGACTGATCGGCGTCTCCCTGCCCGGCAACATGGGCGAGGCCACCGCGTTTGCCGCCCGAGTCGCATGCCAGGCCATCGACAAGGCGCTCAAACGTCACCTCGAACGCGGCGGCGGCGACACCCCGGAAATGCTCACCGGAATCCACATCGACCCGATGTGCGACATTCGGGACGCCCGGTCATGACCGACCTGCTCACGCCAGACGAACTGGCCATCATGCTCGGCATGAGCGTGCGCACCCTCGCCAACTGGCGGAGCACCGGCAAGGGCCCGCCATACGTGAAAATCGGCGTGGAACCGCCAGAAGGCCATCAGGACAGGCGCAAGGTCAGATACCAACGCGCCGTGGCCGAACGGTGGGCTTTAGCACACAAGTACCAGAGGACGGTGGCGAGATGAAAAACGGCACGTTCGTTCCGGCGACACAGTGCAAAAGCCACCCAAACGTCAAAAGCGACTGGAAAGCACGCTTCGACGCCGGCAAGCCGACCCTCACACAGCAAGGAATCGACGTTGATGAGCTCATTCGCAAAAACAGGCGATTGATCGAAAGACTCAGAAAGGGAACACGTTGAAACACGAATACACGTTTGACGAACTCGCCGAACTGAAGAAAATCTACGACGAGTCGGGCGAAGCAGGACTCGACATCACGGAAATGCGGGCGTTACGCAAGGCCGGACTCCTCACGAATGGCCTTCCGTCGAAACCGGAAGAACCGTCGAAGCGAGACCTCATCCTCGCGCACTGCAGAAACCGCATCGACCAAGGCCAACCGTTCGATGGCAAGGAAACATCCGAAGCGCTCGGCATGAGCCAGAAAACAGTCGGCAACATCATCAGTCAACTCCGCAAGGAAGGACTTCTGCCGGCCTTCAACCAGCATTCACCCCGCACACGCAAAAACACGAAAAACTCCACAACCGGAAAGAAGGAAGAAACCATGACCACCGCATCGAAAATCGCAGCAGCCAACATCACCGAATCGAAAATCACGGCGGCCGACGTTACCGAATCGAAACTTACGCCAAACGACGTCACCACCGGAATTACCACCAGCACGCCACAAGCCACAGCCAATCCACGCGCCATCATCTCCAACGCATTGACCGGCATTTTCGACGCCATCAGCGCATTGCAGCGAACCGCGTTCCAAGCCAACGACAAAGTCGTCTACGGATTCGCCACGAAACTCCTCAACGGCGAACTCATGGATCTGAAAGCCAACTACAGCAAGGAGGACACGAAATGAGGCTCAAGTCCAATAGCGAGAGTGGCGTTTTCACCATCAAGCCAGAGTCCTTGGCGGAAACCATCAAGCTCAGAACGTCCGCGTTGGATATCGCCAATCTCGTGGTCAATTATTTCGACGCCGACATCATCAAAGCAGACATAAACAAGCCAAGCAATCAGCAGGGAGCCTGAAATGGACAAACAGTCAGAAAACAGCATCAGAGACCAATACAGCCAAATGCGGCCGGACGAGCAGAACAAATACATCGGCGGTATTGCCGGAATCGTCAAAAGAGCCACAGACGTCTTCAAAATCGTGAAGGATGAGTGGGCACACGACCATGACGGCGGGGACAAGGAGACGGTCAACATCGGCAGCCTCGAAGCCGGGGAAATCAGCCTCAGCAAAGGCACCGAAGGAAAATACGTGGTCACCGACCCCAAAAAATACGGTGCGCTCCTCCATGATTGCGGCTTCACCATTCCAGGCGGACAGCCGGCAGCCGAACAGGCATGGATGCCACGTCCGGAAGCCATGGACCAGCAGTACATCGAAGACATGGTGGCCGACCACGGTGGCGAACTCCCGGACGGCGTGGAATACAAGGCCGGACGGCCAGCCACAGTCACATTCCGAGCCGCAAAAGGCTTTGTGGACAAAATGTTCAGCACCGAACTCGCAGCCGAAACCATGCGCATGCTACTCACCGCCACGCCAGAAAAAGGAGAAGACAAATGAGCAACGAACTCACTCTCACCGACACCCAAGACACTTTCACCCAACGCCAATTGGCCGCATTGACGCAGATCGGCGTTCAGGACGCCACACAGGCAGACCTTGCCGTGTTCCTGCATCAATGCCAGCGCACCGGCCTTGACCCATTCGCGAAACAGATCTACATGATCGCCCGTCGAAGCAAGGACTCGCGCGGCAATTACGTGATGAAGCAGACCATCCAAACCGGCATCGACGGCTTTCGTCTCATCGCCCGCCGAGTCGCTGACCGTAATCACGAAAAGCTTGAAGAGCAGGACGTGCTCTGGTGCGGCGATGACGGCGAATGGCACGACGTGTGGCTCAAGAAAGTGCCGCCGACCGCAGCGAAAGCCACCATCATCCGTGGAGACTCGAAATTCAGCGCTGTCGCACTCTTCTCGGAATACTGTCCGACACGTCTCGACCGTGGCAGCGGCCAGCAGGTGCCGACCGGCGTCTGGGGCACGAAACCCGCCTTGATGATCGCGAAATGCGCCGAAGCATTGGCCTTGCGCAAGGCTTTCCCACAAGACCTCTCAGGCGTCTACACCAGCGATGAGACGTCGATGGATGACGTGCAGGCCGAAGTCGTGGAAGAAGAGGAAACCAAGCGGAAAAGCTATGGCACTCGTGCCCGGCAAATGCCGGACAAGGCACCATGCCGACGCGAACAGGCCGAACGAATCTACCAGATTCTTCGTGAATGCGGCGTCTCATCCAAGGAGGAGGCCGAAGCCGTCATGTTCGCCCACACCGGCGCCCACGGATTGACAGACCCGACACACATCAGCGCATTGGATGCAGACAATCTCCTCGCCAATGAGGACTTCCTGCGCCGCAGGACCACTCAGGCATTGGACGAATACCGCAAGCAGCAGGAGCCCGAAGAGGAACCAGCCGAGGTCATCGAACCGGACACCGAGGCCGAGGCTGATACCGATGTGGAGGATGGTGAGTGATGGCCGGAGAGACCGTTATCACGATCATTGGCAATCTGACCGCCGATCCCGAGATTCGCACTTTGAGCAATGGTAGTGAGGTGGTGAATTTCACCATCGCGAGCACGCCGCGCACGTTCGACAAGCAGTCGCAGCAGTGGATGGACGGCGACGCGTTGTTCCTCCGCTGTTCCGCCTGGCGTGACCTCGCCACTCATTGCGCGCAGAGTCTCGCGAAGGGTATGCGTGTTATCGCCCAGGGCCGTTTGCAGCAGCGTTCCTACCAGGCGCAGGACGGTTCCAACCGCACTGTGATCGAGTTGCAGGTGGATGAGATCGGCCCATCGCTCAAGTATGCGACGGCTCAGGTGCAGAAGATGCAGTCAGGCGGATACCAGGGCGGCAACGCCAACGGTGGCGGCTATCAGCAGCCGCAGCAGGCACGGCAGCAGTCGCAGGCTCCTGCCGATGATCCGTGGGGCGCGCCAGCCGGAGAGCCTGACTTCTGATGATGTGCGAATGGATTGAACCGCCGGACGTGGAACCGGTATGCCCAATCCACGGGTGCGCGTTGTATCCGGCGCGCACCATCCCATGCCCCGAATGCGAAATCGAAGCCGAAGAACAGGAGGCCGACCATGCGGCATGACATTGACCTCGCCATCAGCAAGCCACTGTGGTGGACACAGAACCGTCGAAGCCGCAGCTGGGCGGTGCCCTACCGGAGGAAGAAGCCGGTCAAGATGATGAGCCTGCTCACCTTCCGAGATCTCATCAACAGTGGCAAGCTCCAAAAGCCCGAGCATTGGCCGGTGCATGTGACCGCCATCATCCACCCACTGACCCACGGACGCTTCGACCCGGAAAACGCGGCCCCAATGGTAAAGGCGATACTCGACGGCATCACCCAGTCAGGATACTGGCCCGACGACAACGCCGACTACGTGCTTGGCCCGGACTACCGGCTAGGCGAGCCAAGCACCGAAAAAGGCGTCTACCACATCACCATCCGAATCGAAGAAGAGGAACACTAGCCATGGCTACGAACGTGACCGAGAAAGACAAGACGCTCAACGAGATCATCGACTGGGCGAAAAGTCGCTGTCATGAAGCCGGACTTTCCAGATTCGATGTCCGCAGAAAGAGCGACCGAGACTTCTATGACGGCCAAGTTAACGCATTCCATGAAATTCTAGAGCTTTGCTGTTCCATGCTCGGCTACACCGGCTCCATGCCTTCCGAGGTGCCTAACCAAAGCGAGGACGCGAAGGAATAGTTATGTGGTTCAAACGCAGACGCAACGAATATGGGTGTCCAATGTGCGGCAGACTACCAGTAATCAAGGCATGGCAAACGGAAAAATACCACGAGAGCCGCAAAGTAAGGACAACACTCACAGTCTACCGGCTCCAATGTTCACGTGGACATATCTCTACCAGCTGGTTCAGCCACGCCGCACTCGCAAGCAGGCAGTGGAAAGAACTCGTGGACGAGTACAAGGGGAAGGATACGAAATGAGCAGGGCTGAAACCACCGCCATGCTGTCCAAGCTGGTGGAGAAGAGGTTGAGGAATCAGACCGCTTTTTGGGCGAGCGAGGTCAATTTCGACCGTAACACGCCCGACGAAAGGCGCGTGGACTACGTGGGCTTCAAGCCCTGGAACATCAACGGTGAGCCGGTGCCCGCAAGCGTCGAGAAAGGCTGCTTCGAGTTCTACGAGGTCAAGTCATGCATGGCTGACTTCACTAGCGGCAACGGACTGACGTTCTACGGCGATCAGAACTATCTGGTCTGCACGAAGGAACTGTGCGACGAGATCGTATGGCAGAAGATGGTGCCGCCGCGAGTGAACGCGATCCTGACACCGGATTCGACCGGCTCGAAACTGATTCTCGACTATGTGCAGTCCTACAACGACCTGTCATACAGGAGGCGTCCGGCAAGCGAAATTCTCTGGGCAATGGTCAAAGCGAACGGAAAGAGGACGAATTGAGCATCCTGCTGGACGAGGCCGACGCTTACGAGCGTGGCATGGATGATGATTTGACGTTTCAGACGGTTCGGGAGCTTGCCGGTACAGCGTACATGGCCGGACGTTCCGCTCCACCAACTGATGCCGAGGTGGAGGCCGTGGCAAAACGCTTGCTATGGAGAAGCTGCAAGAAGTGGGATGGTGTCGAAAGTGACTGTGTGGCGAAAGGCGAGGATGACGCATGGAATTATGCCGGTGAGATTCCCGGCTTCCAGGAGGAATATATCAGACAGGCCAAGGAAATGCTCGAAATCGCACGGAAGGCGGTAAACGAATGAGCAAGGCAATCCGATATGTCGAGTGCGCCCACTGCGGCGAGACCGTCGGCACATATTACGTGACCTGCCCGTACTGCGGATACAAGTTGGCCGCGCGCAAGCCGACAACTGGCATGGATCCGCTGTATGGCATGACCGACAGCGAATTCTACAAGCGATTCGGGAGCATGTGATGGAAGATGTTGGAATTCTTCTCACGCCGCCACCGGACTTGGTGGAGATCGCGGAAGCATTGGACATCATGGCCAAGCCGCACGTCGGCAGCGGTTGGGCGAACCTCAACTTCGACGGCCTTCCATGCACCACGCCACGGCAGGAGGCAATCTGGATGGAATTCAACGGCATCACAAGAGGTGAGGATTGATGGCCAGACGAGGCTACGTGCAGCTAGCTAACGGCTTCTACCTTAACCGTAAGGTGCGCCGTCTGCGCCGTACCATGCCCTCTGCCGTCAGTGCGTTCGTCGTCATGCTTTCCTACTGCGGTGACAATCTCACGGACGGTTATGTGGACGATGATACGGCGGAATTCGTGCTCGACATCACCACACAGGAGCTTGACGCTTTGCAGCAGGTCGGATTGATCGAGGCCGTGGATGGCGGCTATGTCATCCACGATTACCTCGAGCATAATCGGAGCCGTCAGCAGGTGATGGCCAAGCGCAAGCGTGAGCATGACCGTTATTCTGCTGGCAGTCTGCCGGCAGAAAGTGCGCAGACTGCCGGCAGAATCGAAACAGAATCGGGACAAACACCAGAACACCAGAACCCCAGAACCCAAAAGAAAGATGAAGAAGAATATTCTTCTTCATCCAAAGAAATCGGGCTGAACGACTTCGAGCTGGTCAGGGAGAAAGCCCACGCCAATGCCTCCATAATCCGCGATTACCCGAATCTCGACCTCACGGACGCGTGGAATGCCTTCGCCGCTCGCCACTACGGCGAGACACGCACCGTCAGCGACTGGTGCCGCCTATGGAAGGGCTGGTGCCAACGCAGGGCACGCATGAGCGGCATACCACCCTCGAAACCACACGTGCACACGTGGAAATGCTCGCACGTGCTCGAAGCGCTCGGACGCGACAAGGAAACCGCCACGCCAGACCAACAAGCCTGCCAACTCGCAGAACGACTCAACAAGGAGCAGAACACACAATGATAGAACCCAAACTCATCTACCATCTCACAGACGCCGAATACCACCGACGCATGGCCAAAGCATGGCGAGAAGGCTACGCCGCAGGATGGAAAGACCAGGAATGCGACTTCCCGCCACACACAAGCGACAATCCATATCTGGAGGCCACCAAATGAAGAAAATACTCGAAAACATGATCATCAAATGGCATCAGGCCGGCTATGCACTCGACGAGATCGCGCCACTCGTGCCACAAGTCCCGAAAGCCGAAATCGCGGCCATCATCCACCAGTACGACAAGGAGGCCAGACTTTGACCGACTGCCAGCACTGCCACAAGCCAATGAAACCGGCATCGGCGAACATGCTCTGCCAGAACTGCCGTGAAACCTACTGGACGCTCATCCGCCAGCTCGGACACGTCCAACTGCCCGCCCTGCGCAGCATCATGCTCCGTCAGGCGCACATCGGCACCCCAGAACACACGCCAAACAAAGGCAACGCGCCACTGCCCATCGACACCCACGCTCAAGACCTCATCGCAGATTCTGAAGCCTGGCTAGCCGAACAGGCAGGGAAAATCAGAACGGCATACGCCGCATACGACTGGCGGAAAGCATGGTACGCCATCATCAGCAACCGGCACGCCATCCTCAACATGAGCACAGCAGCCGACGACTACGCCAGCCTGCAACACATCACCAGACGCAACGAACAAGCACTGACACCAGAAGACGAGCTCATAATCCTCGGCACCTGCCCAAACTGCCACAGCTTGCTCACCGGCACGCCAGAAGCCGAATCGGTCACATGCCAAGACTGCCACATGGAATGGGCTGCGCCAGCAATCAAAGCAGCACGAGACGAAAGACTATGGCAAGTGCAAATCATCAGCACACCCAGCGGCGCGGCCAAAGAGCTGAAACGATACGGCCTGACCGTATCACGCAACCTCATCAGCCAATGGCTCAAACGCGGCAAACTGTCGCACGCCACGCCGACGGAACACAAGCGGCAGTACAAGTTCAACCTCGGCGAGTTGGCCGCACTACTTGACTGTCACCGTTGAAATGCTATACTGTCGTATGTTCGTAGAATGGTTCAGCCAGAAATGGTTGGACCATTATTCATATCCAGCTTCGGTAGCTCAGTGGCAGAGCACGAGGGATAGCACAGATACCTAGGACGGATACCTTACCGGCCATGGCTTCCTACTTCTTTAAATCGAATGCCCGTGATGATAAAAAGACAGTGCGCCCCACACAAGCGCTGGTTCGACTCCAGCCCGAAGCACCACACAAGGCGGTGACCACATGCCAAGAGTCCGCAAGACCACACGCCAATTCGAGAAAGACAAGGCCGCATTCTTCACAAAGTGCAAGGCAAGCCATGCGGTCTGCTGGCTCTGCGGAATGCCGATAGACTACGAGGCGACGAAGAACACCACTGATGATTCATTCAATCTCGATCACCTCTATCCCGTCTCGAAGCACCCCGAGCTGCAGTTCGACCCGGCAGGCTTCAAGCCAAGCCACACCAGCTGCAACAGACTCAGAAGCAACCAAGACCCACCAACACCCATCGGCACACTAAGCCGACAATGGATCAACACAAGCGACTAAAACATCAACCACCAAAGGGATAGGGGCGGTGAAATCCTGAAAACCACCCCGAACCGACCCACGTCCCGCGTGGTTGCTCTTCCTCTCCCCGATGGCCGAAATTGACCGGGGGTCGCGCGCGCGATTGCAGATTCGAGGTGAAGCATGTCGGCGAAATTTCCGAGCCATAATGTGGCGGAGGCTTTGGAGCGCTCATTGAAGAACGCCGATGGGCTGAAGGCCGTGAATTCCGCAGTGGTCGCGGCCGCCCGCGTACTGGCTGGTCGGATTGACTTCCTGAATGCCACCGGATTCGTTGACGTGAACGGGAAGATCGACAATGTGACTCTGCCGACTTTCCTGAAATACTGCCAGTCTCTCGGATTGACTTTGGACGCTCCAGCGAAGGTCGGGCGTCCGGCTAGGCAGAAGCTCGAAGTCAGGGCTGAGGAAGCGAAGAGCGACAAGGTTATCGCGATGGATGATTTCATGAAGCGTTTCGGCTGAGGAGGTTGCGATGGCGGCTGAGAATCTTACGGTTTTCGGTGCCGTCGATGATGAGAGGCATGGCGTGACCTTGCCGCGCATCTTCACGCCACCGCTCAGGCCGTTGACCAAGGAGACCTCGAATGGTTTCGCGGTGATCGCGTTCGCGGAGATCATGCTGCACGTGCATTTGTATCCGTGGCAACAATGGTTATTGGTGCATGCCTTGGAGTTGCTTGAGGACGGCAGCTATCGCTTCCGCAAGGTCATCGTGCTTGTCGCCCGTCAGAACGGCAAGACCACGCTCATGGGCGTTTTGGCCGCATGGTGGCTGTTCGTGGACTCCAACAAGCATCCCGACCGCGTGCCGCCCGTCAAATTCCTGGTGGTCGGTGCGGCGCAGACGTTGGACAATGCCAAGGGCCCTTACAATCAGGTCAAGGAGTGGTGCAATCCTGCTCCGGCGACTGATGAGGAAGCGGATCTGGTGATTCCGGATCTCGCCGCGATGACGCAAAAATTCGTCAACACCAACGGCGAGGAAGCGATCATCACCCGCTCGAAGGCCCGATATATCGTCCGCGCCGACAAGAACATTCGAGCGAAATCGGCCGCGCGCGTGGTGTTCGACGAGTTGCGTGAACAGCATAATGATGATGGCTGGAATGCCGTCAGCCAGACCACGAAGGCTGTGTGGTCGAGCCAGTTGTGGGGCATCAGCAATGCGGGCGATTATCGCAGTGTCGCGTTGCGCAAGCAGGTGGACAAGGGCCGCAAGCTTGTTGACGAGTGGACTCGTCTGAGCGCCGATGGTGGAAATCCGGCCGACGTGTTCCTGTCCGGCGAACGGGACGGTTCTTTCGGATATTTCGAATGGAGCGCTCCGGACAAGTGTCCGGTGGATGACGCCGACGCTATTCGCCAGGCGAATCCGTCGCTCGGCTACGGGCCGATGACCGTCATGTCGGTTCGGTCCGATATCGATGGCATGACCGAGGCCGCGTTCCGTACGGAAGTCCTGTGCCAGTGGGTCACGGCTGACATCATTCCTTTCATCAATCCGAAAATGTGGGCCAGCGGCATCGACTCGCGTTCCATGATTCCTGACGGTAATCGCGTCGTGCTGTCCGTGGACACGAGCGCGGACCGTAAGACCACGTATGTGGCCGCTGCCGGAATGCGTGCGGACGGGTTGCCGCATGTGGAGCTGATAGCCCGTCGTGACGGCATGCTGTGGGTTCCGCATTATCTCGACCTGCTTCGTGAGAGCTGGCCGGGCATCTGCGAGATAGCAGTGCAGTCAAAGGGCTGTCCGGCAGTGGACTTCATCGACCCGCTCACCGAAAAAGGGTGGACGGTGCATCTCATCGAAGGCTTCCGTCTGGGCGCGTGCTGCGGCCGCTTCCTCGACCGCGTGCGCGAGGGCAAGCTACGGCATCTTCCGCAGCCCGCCATCGAACAGCAGGTAAGTGTGGCCGTGTCCCGACGGCTCGGCGAGGTCGAGGTGTGGGACAGGACGAAATCAGCATTGCAGATTTCCGGCTTGGTCGCCGAATCGCAGGCATTGTACGCCTTGGAGACCATGCAGGCTGTGGATGCCGAACCGGCTAAGGCTTCCGCCTATTCGGGGCATGGACTGATGATTCTTTGATTTTTTGAAGCGATTGGAGGTGCCTTATGGGCCTTTGGAGCGCCTTGAGGAACGTTTTCCAGCCGCGCTACAGCATTTCCTTTGATTTGTCTGACCAGATGGCCGTGATTCAGGGTCAGACGGAGGCCGAGCTTTTCAAGACGCAGCCGCATTTGCGTACCGTGATTACTTTCCTGGCGCGGAATGTCGCTCAGGTCGGTTTGAAGGAATTCGAGCGTGTCAGCGACACGGACAGGCAGCGTGTGACCGATGATGTGCTGATAAATCTGCTGAAGCAGCCGAACGGCACGATGACGGGCTATGAGCTGATGCGTCAGCTTGTGGCTGACCTGGCGCTTTACGATAACGCCTACTGGGTTGTCATGCAGACGCCTGATCGGGATGCCGACAAGTTCGGTAGCTGGCAGATTCAGCCGATTCCGCCATGCTGGGTGCAGGCGAAGCGTGATGGCAGTGTGTTCCAGCCGGCCTATTATCGCGTTTATCCTGATTTGGGCACGTCATACTATGATGTGCCGGCCGATGACATGCTTGTGTTCCACGGGTGGAATCCGGATGACCCGACGCAGGGCGTTACTCCCGTGAGAGCCTTGAAGGACATTATCAACGAGCAGATCCAGGCATGGTCGTATCGCACTCAGGTGTGGAAGCGCGGCGGCCGTATCGGCAGCGTGCTGGTGCGTCCGAAGGATGCGCCGGAATGGGATGACGCCGACCGAGAGCGTTTCAAGCGCGGGTGGAAGGAATTCACCGACAGGGGAGCGCAGGCCGGTGCCACGCCGCTGCTTGAGGATGGCATGGAGTTGAAGCGTTTGGGCTTCACTGCTCGTGAGGAGGAATTCAGCGAGGTCACGAAGCTTTCGCTGTCCACCGTCGCAAGCGTCTACCACGTCTCGCCGGTCATGGTCGGCATCCTTGATAACGCGAATTTCTCGAATACCAAGGAATTCCGCAAGATGCTGTATTCCGAGACGCTTGGTCCGACCATGCGCATGATCGAGGACAGGATAAACACCTTCCTCGCTCCGAAGGTCGGTGCGCCGGACGTGAATTACATCGAATTCGACATCCGCAGCAAGCTTTCCGGCGATTTCGAGGAACAGGCCAGTGTGATGAGCACTTCGGTGGGAGCTCCGTGGATCACGCCGAACGAGGCGCGCGCCAGTCAGAATCTGCCACGCGTCGATGGCGGTGACGAACTGGTTGTGCCGCTCAATGTCACCAAGGGCGGCCAGTCAAGCCCGCAGGATGGCGGTGACCCGTCGCGTCCAGCCGACGGTTCGGCCATTGAATCGGACGACGGTGAGAAAACAGCGGCAATCGTCAATGCTTGGCGCGAACGCTTGGAGAAGAGCGTCAGATCACGTTTCGGCGCCGGTATGGGCGTCGATGACATCAAATGGCTCAAATGGCAGAACGAACTGCAGGCCGACCTGACCATCAAGGCCGGTTTGGGACAGTTCGATGCCGGTGTGAGGGCATTGCAGGAGACGGAGGACATGCGAACGCATTCCAAGGAGGTGCATGATGCATTTTAAGGATTTCGATTGCCGATTCAAGGCCGACGGCGAGGACTCGGCGCTCAAGGACGGCGAATTCATCGCCTACCCTTCCACTTTCACCCGCGAACCCGACTGTTACGGTGACGTGGTGGCGAACGGCGCGTTCAGCAAGACGATCAAGGCATGGCAGGACAGCGGCAACACGCTGCCGGTGTTGTATGGGCATCGCATGGATGACCCCGATTACAACATCGGCGGCGTCGATTCGATGGGCGAGGACGATCACGGCTGGTGGATTAAAGGCCATTTCGACATGGACTCTCCGAAGGCCGCGCAGGTCTACCACCTGATCAAGGAAAAGCGTCTGAGTCAACTGTCCTTCGCGTTCGACGTGGTGGACGAGGGCGAGGTTGAGCTTGATGACGGCACCAAGGCGAACGAACTGCGCGAATTGAAGGTGTATGAGGCGTCCTTCGTGCCGATCGGCGCGAATCAGGATACCGGCATCGTTGACGTGAAGGACGCGCTGAGCCGATTGAAGACCGGACGCCCCCTCTCGCAGAAGAATCTAGACATTCTCTCGCAGATCGCCGATGACCTGACAGGTCAGGCGAAGAAACTCAAGGATTTCGTGGCTGAGAACACCACTCAGTCCGACAACAATGATGACAATGACCAGAGTGACGATGCGAAGGCATCGGATGCCGGCGCAGCCAAGAACGAGGAGCCTGAAGGGGCCAAGTCCGAGGAGCCGGACGGTTTTTCCGAAGCGGAAGCGTTGCAACTCGCAATCAAGATTGCCCAAGTTGGGCGGAAAGGGGAGTGACCGTAATGGCATCTCTCAAGGAAAAGCGAGCCGCGCTTGTTAAGCAGCTCGAAGAGAAGCAGGGCCTGCTGGCCGCTGGCAAGGCGGATGGCGACACCATCGCATTCGTGAAGAACGCGCTGGCTGAGATCGAGGGCATCGACCGTCAGATGGACGGTATGAAGCAGACCGATGATCTGCTCACGCAGATCGGCCAGCTCAATGCCAAGTCTGGCGTGCAGCATGTCGGTGGCTCCGATGCCATCCATGCCAAGAGCGTCGGCGAATATTACGTCCAGTCCATGCAGACGGCTGGCTTTGACGTGAAGTCCGCCATCGCTCATGGCTACGAGGTCGAGTGCAAGGCGAACACCGACACCAATGTCGAGGGTGCGCCGTCTGCCGGTTACACGCCGTATCTGACCCAGACCGATACCGAGCCTGCTCGCCCGTATCAGCGTCCGCTGGTCGTGGCCGACCTGTTCTCTGCCGGCGCCATCACCGGCACCGTCCTGCAGTATCCGGTTTTCGATGAGCTGGAAGGCAACGCCACGATGGTCGAGGAGACCGGCGCCGCCCCGCAGGTCCATTGGAAGGACCCGACTTGGAAGCAGGACAAGATCGGCAAGGTGGCCAGCTTCTTCGGCATCAGCGAGGACATGATGGATGATCTGTCCTGGGTCATCGGCGAAATCAACGATGCCGCGCAGTATGACCTGAAGCTGCAGGAGGAGACGCAGCTGCTGTCCGGTGATGGCAGTGAAAACAATCTGACCGGCCTGTTCAACCGTGGAATTCAGACGATGGATAAGGATGAACTGTCCGACGCCGACCGTCTGTCCAAGGCGGCCCTGCAGATCACCACCACCACCAACTTCCAAGCCGACGCCTACGTGATGAATCCGCTTGACTTCTGGAAGCTGACCATCGCCAAGGATGCGAACGGCAACTACCTCAACCTGACCGATGGGGCCAAGCTGTGGAACATCCCGACCGTGGCCACCGCCGCCATCACCGAAGGCACCGCGCTGGTCGGCGCTTTCAAGAGCGCCAAGGTGCTGCGCAAGGGTGGTCTGGTCGTGAAGATGACCGACTCCGACACTGACGATTTCCTGCACTTCAAGCAGAAGTGCCGCGTCTCCGAGCGTCTGGGCCTGCAGGTCAAGTATCCGAAGGCCTTCGTGAAGGTCACTCTCGGTAAGGCGGCCTGATCATGACGCAGAAGTATGTGCGCTTCGCCACTCCGAAAGAGGCGAACGTCGACAAGACGCAGGACGTGGCGGAGCTTGTGGCGCTTGACGCCAAGGGCAAGCCGGTCACTATCGGCGGTGCCGTCTCTCTTCCGGTGGCGAATAATGTGCCGAAGGCAGCTTCTGACGCGCCGACCAAGCAGGAATTCGATGCGCTTATCGATTCTCTGGTGGCCGCTGGCCTGATGGCAGCCAAGTAAGTGATTGGGGGTGCGGCATGACTGCCGTGATTGGTGATCTGATTCCAAGCGCCGACTCTTTCCAAGTCGATGCCGGTTTCAAGATGAGGGCCGCTCAGGCTGCGATTCGCAAGCATTGCGGCTGGCATGTCGCGCCTTCCGTCACCCGCACTATTCGCTTGGATGGTCATGGCGGTGACTCGCTTCTCTTGCCATCCAAGCATGTGACCGCGCTTTCGAGTCTGAAGCTTGATGGCGTGGAGCACGTGCAGGATGTGCGTTTCAGCGAGGCTGGGAGCCTTGTGCTGGTCAATGGCGCCACCTTCCCTGATTTGCCGGGGAGTGTGGAAGCGACCATCACTGATGGCTGGGATTTGGAGGATGTGCCGGAAGTGCAGATGATCCTGCTGGACATCGCGTCTCGTGTGATGCAGGTGCCCGGCACCGTATCCTCACAATCCACGAATGGCTCAAGCGTCACCTACCGGTCAGGTTCCGATGGTGGCGTGCCTAACGTGGCGCTTTTCGATTCCGAGAAGCGCACGCTGCAGCCTTACCGCTTGTCGTGGGGGGTGAAGCCGTGACTTCCGCGTTGGATTATCTCGGCCATGGCTCGTCCTTCAGCATGCCGGGCGTGACCAAGTGGCGGCGACTTCGTGCTCGGAAGGTCGATGACCCGTATTCCGGCGAGCAGGCTGGCGAGGACTGGTCTAATCCGGAAACTTTGGATTTTACCGGCGCTCTCGCCAGCTCCAGCAGCACGCGCACGCCAGACGGTCTGCGCGAGCAGACCACGAGCACGGCTTACCTCACGGCTCCTGATCCGACTCTCGACATCATGCCGGGTGACAGGATTCGAGCGTTGCCGGATGACGGGCGATGTTGGGAGGTGTCCGGCTATCCGAGTCGTGACGCGAATGCTTTTGTGTCATGGCAGCCGACGGTCGAGATTCCATTATCCGAATATCGGGGGTGATGGCTTTGGGTGTGATGGTCAAATTCAACGACCGATATTTTGACGAATTGATGAATTCGGCTGGCGTCAAGGCCATGACACGTCGTGCCGCCGAGAAGACGCTCGAATATGCGAAAGCGCATGCTCCGGTTGATACGGGCGCGTATCGCGACGGCCTCCAAATCGAGGAGGTGCAGCACGAGCATCGGACCACATGCATGGTGGTCGGCACCGACCCGAAGACACTGCTCGTGGAATCGAAGACGGGCAATCTCCGCAAGGCGTTGAAGGCAGGCAAAACATGACAGCAGTCCTGCCGCCAGACATTGAATTGTGGATCTGCTCTTTTCTGCGTGCCAGGCTTAAGCCGTCTTTCCCGACGGTCATCGTTTCGAATCGTGAGCCGGACGATTACGACGGCTCACGGCCGCTCGTCGTGGTGCGTGACGATGGCGGATCGCAGTCGAATCGCGTGCTCTTCGACCGGAGCGTCGGCGTGACCGTGCGTTATGGGGCTCGTGCCGCTCCGAAACCATGCCGTGACTTGGCATCCAGAATCTACGGTTTGCTCACCGACCCTGATATTTGCTCGCTTGACGGTTCTCCGATCGCGTCAATCGAAGAGGACGGGTGCAATGGCCCGTATTTCGTGGCCGAGGACGCGAATGTCGCCAGATGCTATCTGACTCTCGAATTCTCCGCTATTGGAGAATTCCAATAATTCAATAATTCTTAATTTTAGGCGTTGAAACGTTTGTTTCAGCGCCTTTTTTGTTTGAAAGGACAAAATATGGCAGCTGATGCAGCAGGCAATGACCTGAGCGCCGCGAAGATCGTGGTTACAAGCGCCTTCCGCTTCGCCCCTTATGACGCGACTCAGAAGCTGACCGCTGATCTCATCGCGCCGACCGTGGCCGACGTGAAGACCGGTTTGGACAAGATTTTCAGCAAGGGCGGTTTCGTCGGTCTTATCACCGAGGATGGCGCGCCGCAGCCCGGTCGCGACGCCGATGATGCGATCAAGTTCCATCAGCCTGGCTACAGCGTTAATGGCACGGCTTCGCTGACCGAACAGTTCACCGTGGCCGAGGATAACAGCATCACGCGCCAGATGACCATCGGAACGCCGGACACCAATGGCGTCTATCACGTGACCGATGTGATTCAGGATGGCAAGTGGTTCTGCTACAAGGAGACCGTTTTCAAAAACGGAACGCACCGCCGCCGTCTGGGTGTCGTGAATCTGACCGGCAACGAGCAGGGGCAGGAAACCTCCGGCAAGAACACCGGTGACGCTTGGACCATCGAATGGATTCAGGATGACGTCTGCGATTCCGGTAACAGCAAGTATTTGGAGTCCTTCGTGACTCCGACTGTTTCATCCGATTCTCATACCGAAGATCATCAGGCTGATGATTCCGAGTCTCAGCCGGTCGCCGACTGACATTGATTCTTCCTAGCATGTGTTTCTTTCTTCCTTTCTTCGCATGTGCTGGGATTCTTCCTCTTCATTCAGTGGAGTAAAGGAATTTTTACAGTCGTTTGAAAGAAGGAAGAAATGACCAAGAACGTGATGCCCTCCGCCGCCGATTTCGACGCATGGACTCAGGAGGATGAGGACAAGGCGCTTGAGGCTGTCGCCGCGCAGATGGACGTGAAGCATCTCATCAAGGACGGCTCCGTGTGGTTTTTGGCACCGCATGGCCACATTTACAAGCTGCCTTTGGCGCTGTCGATTGATGATTTCGTTAAGCTGTCCGACATTAAGTCGGATGTCGAGCAGATTCAGACGTTGAAGGACATGCTGACTGCTTTCGCTGGTGAGGATGCGGCCAAGGAGCTGGCGAAGGAGCCGGTCATGGTGCCGATGAACATCCTCAGCGCTTATGGCGAAATCATTGCCAAGGTGCAGGGCGCTGATTTGGGAAAATCGTCGGCTTCTGCCAGCTTCTCCGAGGGGAAGACGGCGACCGAATAAGGGCTGATTTCGCGGCGCGTGGATGGAGTCTGCAGACCGACTTGGGCGGCAGACTCCGTTTCGCGGACGCGATCGCCTTGTGGGAGAGCCTTTCGGCGGATCCATCGACGTATTGCGGCATGTCTGCCGTGCATATGGTGCTGCCGATGGATGCGACGGCTATCATCACCGCGATTCAGTCTGGTGGCACGTCGATTCTTGGCGACCTCGCGCCCGAAAAAGCTGGTGGAAAGCACGTCGAAGTGACCGATGAGGAGCGTCGTGCGGCTTTGGCGTCGATGAGCAGCATCTTCGGATTCAAAAAAGACAAGTGAATAGAGGAGGCTGTCATGGCTGGCGGCAGTGAGCTTGGTTCCGCTCATGTGAGCATTTTCCCGCAGATGAATGGCTTCCGCCAGAACGTGGCGAAAGAAACCGGCAAGGCAGTCTCCGACCTGAAAAACGCCTTTTCCAAAGGGTTTAACGGGGCGCAGCAGGGCAAGAAGGCCGGCAGCGCCTTCAAGAACGGGTTCAACAGTGGTGCCGCCGAGTTGAATTCCGATGCTTTGAAATCCTTTAAGAAGGATGTTGCGCAGGCGAGCCAGAAGAATACTGACGCGCTGCTGAAATTCAAGGACGCGTCCGTGCAGGTGCAGGCAGCTCAGGAGAAGCTGAACGCTGCCACGCAAAAATACGGGGCCGATTCTACCCAGGCTCAGGCTGCGGCCATCAAATTGGAGCAGGCGCAGATCCGGCAGAAGGCGGCATCCGACAATCTCAAGGCGGCGTCCGACAATCTCAAAACGGCGCAGGGACGGCTCAAGGACCTCGAAACGCAATTGGCGTCCGAAGCGGACAAGTCCAGGAACGTTTTCTCCCGCATGGCGTCGGGATTCGTTTCGGTGGGACGGCAGGTCGCAGGCACGATCCCCGGAGTGAATTCCGCGATGCGGAAGATCAGCTCGACGGCCGGCGAGGTCACGTCCAACATCAAAAGCAAATTCTCTGCCGTGTGGAACGCGCTGCCGGAAGGGGCGAGGAACGCGGCGACGAAGGCCGGTAGTGCCTTGCACTCCGGGTTGAGCAAGGCGTCCGGCTTCGCGTCCAAGGCCGTGTCCGGTATCGGCAACGCCGCGAAAGGCATGGCCACCGTCGTGTCCGGCGCGGCCACCGCAGCGGCCGCATACCTCGTCAACTTCGGACGACAGTCCGTCGATGCGGCGCTCAAGGCCGGAGAGGTGACCGCGAAATTCCAGCAGGTCGCCAAGAACAACAATTGGACGGATGAGGAGCAGAAGTCGCTGCTCAGCCTGAATAAGACGCTTGGCCAGACCGGCGTCATATCCGGCGGCACGTTGAAGGCCGCCCAGGCGCAGCTCGGCACCTTCGCGCTGACGGCGGATCAGGTCAAGACGTTGACGCCCGCTTTGGCGGACATGATCGCCAACAACAAGGGTTATAACGCGACGGCGCAGGATGGCGTGCAGATAGCGAATCTGCTTGGCAAGGTCATGACAGGCTCGGCTACCGCGCTGAGCAAATATGGCGTGACCATGACGGACGCGCAGAAGAAGGTCCTTCAGGAGGGTAGCGCGTCCGAGAAGGCCGCGATGGCCGCGAAGGTCCTGGAAGCGAATTTCGGCGGCATCAACAAGGCCTTGGCGGACACGCCGCAGGGCAAGATGACCATCCTACAGCATGAAATCGCTGGATTGAAGACTTCGGTCGGCAATGATCTGATCGCGGCTTTCGGTGGTGTCGGCGGCGCGGTCATCAAGATGGTGCAGGCCGTCGAACCGCTCATCACCGCGTTTTTCGACAAGGTGGCCGCACTGGCCGAGAAGATCGGCCCGCCGCTTGAGAAAGTGTTTGGTGCTGTCGCTGACAAGATTGGCAAAATCAATTTCAGCGGCTTCACTGGCCAATTGTCTGGATTGTCCGGTCCTATCGCCGCCGTGACTGGTCTGCTTGGCGCGGCTGGTCTTGGTGGCGCTTTGAGCGGCGTGCCGGTGATTGGCGGCTTGCTGTCGAAGTTCGGTGGCGTCCTGTCTGGTCTTGGTGGCCCTATCACGCTTGTGATTGGCGCTCTGGCGGGATTGATCGCCACGAGCCCGCAATTGCGTAGCGAGTTCGGCACGATGCTGCAGAACGTTTTCGTCAGCTTGCAGCAGGCATTCCAAATGTTGCAGCCGTCGATTCAGGCGCTCATGACGGCTTTGAGTCAATTGGCGGCCGCTGTCATGCCTGTCATCACCAATCTCGTCGGCCAGATCATTCCACTGCTAACACCAATCATTTCCACTTTGGTGGGTGCTTTGGTACCTGCCATTCAGGGCATTCTGACCGTGGTGACCACCGTCATTCAGGCGATCACTCCGGTCATCCAAGGCATCCAGCCGATCGTCATTACCGTGATCAATGAGGTCATGGCCGTGATTCAGGCGCTCATGCCGGTGATTCAGGCTCTCGCGCCATTGGTGTCCACGATCATTTCCGCGATCGTCGGCTTCATCAGCTCGACACTGCTGCCGACTATCCAAGCGATGCTGCCATTCATTCAAGGCATCATCAATGGCATCACGATGGTGGTCAAGGGCATCGTCAATGTCATCCAAGGCGTCATCAATCTGGTGACCGGCCTGATTCATGGCAATTGGAGTCAGGCGTGGAATGGCTTTAGTCAAATTGTGCATGGTGTCGTGCAGGGTGTGCTTGGCTTCCTTGGTGGCATCGGCAGTGCCATCATTGGCGTGTTCGCTGGTGCCGGCACATGGCTGTTGAATGCCGGCAGGAGCATTATCACCGGTCTGCTCAATGGCCTGCTATCCAAATTCGGCCAAGTGAAGAGCTTTGTGAGCGGTATCGGCGATTGGATCGTCAGGCATAAGGGTCCGCTCAGCTACGACAAGGTGATGCTTAAGCCTGCTGGCTTGGCGATCATGCAGGGCTTTGACAAGAGCCTCAAGGAAGGCTGGAGGGACGTGCAGCGCACCGTGAACGGCATGAATGCGCAGATTAATGGCGGTTTTGATGTGGATGCGTCGAAGTCGGGGCGCGCGAATCTCAATGCTGGCGGTGGTGGCAACACTTTCGTCACGCAGACTTTTAATTATCCGGCGATTTCGCCGACGTCGATAAGCACGCAGCAGAAATTGCAGACGGCTGCGATGCCGCAATGGTGACACACGAGCGAAAAGGGTGGTGCAATGATTCTCACGGATTATCTCATCAATGGTCAGCAGCTGACCGGTGAGCATTCGAGTCTGATCGTCGGCACCACCCATTTCACGAGCATCAGCCCGCGCATCAATTCCGTGACCGTGAACGGCCGGAACGGCGTCATGCTTCCGGCTGGGCCGGTGGCTTTCGACGCGCCTGAAATCACGCTGAAATTCATCACGGATGGCAGTGGTGCGGATGCTCTGATGCATCGGTTCTATCGTCTCTGCCGCCTCGCGTCCGAGTTGACTCGTGTGGAGCGTGACGTGTCCACCGGTCTGGCGCGCCGCATGACCGCTAGCGCGGTGTGCACGTCATGTCAGCCGGACGGTGACGAAATACCGTGGAATGACCACCGTGCCGCCACGGCTGTCTTTCAACTGCCTGACGTGTTTTGGCAGGGTGATTGGCAGACTGCCACGCTTCCCGCTGCGGGCGGCGTATTCCTTCACGGCGAGGCCAAGCCCGGCAGTGAGGGGTGGTATTCCAATGCTCCGCTGCTTAATCTCATCCTCCGTTTTTCTAACGTGTCGTCCGTGACTGTGTCCGACCCGGTGACCGGCACGGATATTAAGTGGAGCGGGCCGAATGCGTCGAATCTTTATCTTGATGCCGGTAATCGTCGCGCGTGGACCGCAGGTGGCAATAACGCTTGGACTGGTGGCACTGATGTGACTGCTGGCATTGATTGGACGAGCGAACCGTTGCAGGTGTGGCCTGCCGCCGATTCCGGCAGCTACGCGCTGCAGGTCAAACAGTCCAGTACGTCTGCGGTGACGTGCCGTTTCAAACCTTCCTGGGAGTGATTATGGCTAAATCTTTGCATGCTCGTCTCGTGGCCTACCGGCCTTTCGGCGCGCGTATCGGCGTATTGGCTGAGCCGGTGAGCTTCAGCGCTTCGATGCTGCACGATGACGATGGCGCGATCAGCATCGAATACTCCATGCTGTCCGGTGACGCGCAGGCATTCGACCGAGAGCTGACGGACGGCCTAGAAGTGGCCGTGGAAGTGTCGGACGGCACCGGCTATCAGGAGCCTGATAATGCGCGTTTCGTGATCACCGGCCGTTCCGGCAAGACGGATGACCGCACCAAGACCATCACCTATTCCGGTCAGTCGATTGGCTGGCTGCTGTCTAAGGCCGAAAACAACGACGCGAGCCATCTCATCGCCGATGGCGATAACAAGGGTAAAAGGCCTTTTTATTCTTCCAATCCGGGCACGATTCTCAAGACCCTGCTTGACGAAAACCGGGCGCGTGGTGGCGTGGCCACTGGTCTGACCTTGGGCTTCGACACGGCCAAGGACTCGGCTGGCAGTAATTGGGCGAAGAAGTACACTCTGTACTATTCGCTCGGCACCGATTTGCAGACCATCCTGGACGCCCTGGTCAATGGTGGCGGCTGCGACTGGCGCACATCGGGCCGCGCCTTGAAGCTGTGGAATGCGGACAGTGCCGCCTTGAGCCGTGATTTGAGCAAGAGTGTCGTGCTGCAATTGGCGCGCGACATCAGCGAGGCGCCATTTGAGGAGTCCATCGCGGATCTGGCCAGCACCATCCTTGTCGAGGGTGACAATAATCTGCTCTTCCGCATGGACAATCCGGCTGCACCGACGCCTTGGGGCAAGTGGGAGTCCTACAGCTCGCAGGGCGGCGTGTCCGACAAGGACACTGCCCAGGCATTCATGCAGATCACTTTGGATGACGCGGCCAGGGTGCGTGGCCAGTACACGCGCGATCTGGTGACCGCGAATGTGGATAATCTGCCGCTCATCGACTATCATGCGGGCGATTGGATCACCGCACCTACCGTGGCCCACGGCGAGAAGGTGCGCGTGCAGGAAATCGACCTGTCCATGCGCCAGAATGAGGGTTTAAGCGCCTCCATCGCTCTGAATGATATCAAGTATGATGCCTCGGTCAGGCAGGCGAAGAAGATCAAGGGCATTACCGGTGGCGCGGCATTGGCTGGCAGTGAGAGCGGAACCACCGTCTCCACTGACCATGACCATCGCGTGCCGAAAGCGCCGCTCGGCCTTGTGGTGCAAACTGATGCGTATATCGGCAGCGACGGTTTCGCCCACGGCTTGGCCACCGCCATGTGGTCCGCAGTGACCGAAGCGACCAATGACACGGCCATTGAGATCAGCAATTATTCCGTCGAGTGGCGCAAGTACGTGGACGGTGCGCCGTGGCATTCGGCCGGAACGACGGACAAGACGCAGCTGGGCTTCGGCAACCTTGACTGCGGCACTCAGATCGAGGTCAGGGTACGCGCCGTGCCAACGTATTCCGACAAGCTCGGCGAATGGTCGAGCATCGTCGTGGCCACCGTCGAATCCGACGTGACCCCGTGCTCCGTGCCGTCGAAGCCGACAGTCTCATCCAAGCTAGGCGTGGTCACCGTCCATTGGGACGGCAAGACCGCTGCCGGCGCGCAGATGGAGCCTGACTTCGACCATATCGAGGTGGGCGAGGGCATCAATGCGGCTGGAATGCAGGTCATCAGCGCCACCCAGTCGGGGCAGGGCGATTACGTCATCACCGGTCTGACCGCAGGCTCGCAGCACTCCTATGCTTTGCGTTCCGTGGACCATGCGGGCAACCGCTCCGACTGGTCTGCGATTGCCACTGTGACCGTGGCGTCCGCCGTGTCGCCTGATGAGGTCAAGCAGATTCAAAAGGATTTGGCTGACAATCAGACGGTGTTGAAGGATAATGCGGCGAAGCTGACGCAGGCGCAGAAGGACATCCAAGCCAACAAGTCTAATCTTGACGCGGCGTCCAAGTCGCTCGCCCAGGCGCAGACCGACCTGACGCAGGCCCGGAAGGATATCGCGCAGACCAAGAGCGACCTGACCGCCGCGAATGGCGAGATCAGCACGGCGAAGGAGTCGGCGGCTCAGGCGTATGCCGAAGCACATTCGAAGAATCACACTTTCCGTGGGCCTGACGAGCCGAAGGACAATCTGATTGTCGGTGACTTGTGGCTCAAGACGCAAAAGTATTGGACGAGGTGGCAGGGAGAGAAGAACGCCTCACCGAGCCTCTTGGCTGACTTCTACACGTACTGGCAGGGCGCGCCTAACGCCTCGCCCAGCGTGCTTGTGCCATTGTCTGATCGCGTGATTGACACGCTTGTCTGGGATGGCTCTGCATGGAACCATCTCGGCTATGCCGACGTGGAGCGCAATGCCGACGAAATCGCTCAGGCGAAGTCCGACATCGCGGATAACGCCGCGAAGACCACCGACGCGAAGAAGGCTGCTGAGAATGCCGCTGCTGCCGCCAAGACGGCTCAGGGCACGGCTGACACGGCGAATGGTGCGGCCAGGACCGCACAGGACACCGCCAATGCGGCTCAGACGGCTGCGAAGAGCGCCACCGCGACCGCCGGTCAGGCCAAGGACGCGGCCAATGCCGCCCAGACCGCCGCCGAGAGCGCCAAGAAGACCGCTGGCAATGCTGAGACGCTAGCTAACACCGCCAATGCTTCGGCCAATGCTGCCAAGTCTGACGCGGCTTCGGCCAAGACGGACGCTTCGGATGCGAAGGCCACCGCTTCGAACGCTTCGAGCGTGGCCACGCAGGCGAAGGCCACCGCAGACAGTGCGGCCCAGTCCGCCACGGACGCGGCCAACGCTGCGCAGAAGGCGAATACGGCGGCTGCGGCGGCGGCTGGCGTGGCTAACGGCAAGGCCGACGTGCTCATCCAGAGCACGGCACCGGCCACGTCGATGCGCAAGGCTTCGACCTTGTGGATTGACACGACTGGAGGCGCGAACACGCCGAAGCGTTGGAATGGCAGTGCTTGGGTGGCTGTGACCGACAAGGCCGCGACCGATGCCGCGAATGCGGCTGTCAAGGCGAATGATGCGGCCAAAACCGCGCAGTCCACCGCCGACAAGGCTTCGACCGCCGCCGCGAACGCGCAGTCTCAGGCGAATCAGGCGCAGGCCGCCGCGAAAAAGGCTCAGACCACGGCGGACGGCAAGAACCTGATCTACCGTGGTCCGGACGAACCCGCGCATGACGGCTTGAAGCCGGGCGACATGTGGTGGCGCACACAAAAGTATTGGACTCGCTGGCAGGGCGAGAAGAACGCAAGCCCCTCACTGCTCGCCGACTTCTACACGTACTGGACCGGCGCGCCAAACGCTTCTCCGAGCGTGCTGGTGCCCTTGTCCGATCGTGTGGTGGAAGTCCTGACGTGGGACGGTACGAGATTCGAGCCATTCGACCTCGTGGCGAACAACATCCTCGCTGCTGGCACGGTGGCCGCGAAGCATCTCGCCGCCGACTCCGTGACCGCCGAGAAGGTCAAGGCCAATGCCATCACAGTGGACAAGCTCGCCGCGAACTCCGTCACGACGGAGAAATTGGTGGCTGATGCGGTGACCGCCGCGAAACTCGCCGCCAACTCGGTGCAGGCTCGGAACATCGTCGCACTGGCCATCACATCAGACAAGATTGCCGCGAACAGCGTCACCACCGCGAAGCTCAAGGTCACGGAAGATATGACCGTGGCCTTGCTCAACGTCCACAAGATTCAGGCCGGGGAGATTGCGGCTAATGCCGTGACCACTGCTGCCTTGGCGGCTGGTGTCGTGAATGCCGACAAATTGGCTGCTAATTCGGTCAATGCGTCCAAGATTGTGACCGGTGCCATAACCGCCGACAAGCTCGCGGCAAACAGTGTGACGGCCGTCAAGATCGCGGCGGGCACCATCACGTCCGACAAGGTGGCGGCAGGCCAGTTCAAGGGCTATGTCTTCACCGGCGCGATATTCCAGTCCAGCGAGGCTGCGAACACTGGCGTGAAGCTTAATTCGACCGCATTGCAAATGTGGGATTCCAACCATAACCAGACCGTCTATCTTGACGGCGAGGGCAAGTCGAATGTGCTGACTGGTACGTTCCAGACACGCACGAGTGGGCACAGAATCCGAATCAGCCCGGATTACCAGTCGTATGCGATCAGCGGCTCGGAGACGTTCGTGGGCGACGGCATTGAATTCCCCGCCTACAACGGCTCGACCGGCTACTACCGGTATCCGGCCATCGCGTCGGTGATCCAGTCGAGTGAGGTCGGCACGATGAGCGAGCTGGACTTGTGGAGCGGACATGTGGCAAAGAACGATCCGGGCACGCAGCTCCGACTCCAGTCGATGCCACGGTCGAAGGGCGCGACCGGCAGCGGCATCACCTCGAAGGCATACCTTTCAGCTAGCACGAATTGGGAAGAGGCGGACGCCAGCAAGAAGAGCAGTGCCTGGCTCGACATGGAGGGCGTCGGCGGATCAGGCGCAAGCGCGTATTTGGACGTGCGCAGCGATTCTGGATTGCTCTGCGAAATCGGCGTCAAGGCATACGGTGCGAAAGCGAAGACGTGGTGCACCGCGTCGGATGCGAACGGCGAGGTCGGCGTGGTCTCGGACATCAGCACCGGATACGTGTATCTTGGTGGATATCTCGGCGGCATCAACGGCCGCCACACATTCCAAAGCACCAATTGGCGAATCTACCAGAACGCGACGTTGACCGCGGACTTCACCGTGCCACAGACAACGTGGTCATGGACGCCGACGAAATACGGACGCTACTACGGCGTGTGCAATGCCGACCTCAACTTTGGATCGATCTTCATGCACGTGTGCAACACCGGCGGCGCTGGATCGATGCAGGTCATTGGATACAACGCCGGAAACGGCACCTATAAGGGCGACATGTACGTCAATGCCATCGCCTGGCTGACCAAATAAAGGAGGAATCATGCAAACGGTCGTGGAAGGTGGAAACCTCATCATCCGCGCGGAGAAAAACGGAGAACAGGGGCTTGTGTGCGGCATGGACGCTATCGCCGCATGGCGGGCTCTGCTCGGCACGACGAGCGTCGCCGAGACGTGCGCGGCCATGATGCAGGCGCGCGAATCGGCCGGCTCGTACGATCCGCAGACCGGACGTAACGCGTACACGACCGCCTATGAGGGTTTGGAGGCGGCCTTGTCGGATACTGCGGCGGAATCCGTGTCCATGATGTCCGACAGTGGCGAGGTGCAGGACGATCCGATGACGGCCGCACGCAACCGGACGAGGACGGCTTTGGGACTGCCGCCGATTACCAACGATGCGGATGCGGCCGTCCAGGCGGCCATGCTGTCGGGTGAAGCGGCCGATGCGACGCCGACAACCGGCATCGACACGGATTGCGTGGACTCCAAGGCCATCGGAAGGCTTTTCGCCACCGAAGCCATGCGTGCTGATTTGGACGAATGCGAGGAACGCTTCTACGAAGCGCTCATGCCAAGGCAAAGCCAACAGAATTAAGGAGATTGATTATGGCTGACGAAAACAATGAGAATGCGACCACGGCGGACAAGATCGCGGCCAACGGCGTGACGACCGTGAAGCTGACGGCCGACGCTGTGGCAACGGACAAATTGACTGCGGACAGCGTGCAGGCGGGGAACGTCACCGCTCTTGCCGGTCGTGATGGCAAGGATGATTCCGACGTGTCGGCTTCCGGCGTGCTTGACCTGCGCCCGCCGTCCGAGAGCCTGAAGGCGGAATTGTGCCGCCTCGGACTCGAATATTCCAGCGCTGACGGCACCGCCGAATCGTGGCGCGACTACCAGCGTGGCGTGCTCGCCACGTTCGACCAGACCGGCAAGACCGTGACAATCACGGACGTGAAGACGAATCTCGGACGCACCCTCACCTTGGAAGAGCTTAAGGCCGTGACTCGTATCGACACGATGACCGCCGCCGACTAACCCGTATTTCCCGGTTTTTCAACCCCTGCAATCCACACGGATTGCGGGGGTTTCGTATTTAAGGAGACATTTTGACTCAGCAGATTCCAGCCGACGCGAACGACGTCATCGACCAGCTCTCGCAACAGATCGGCGCACTCAACAAGCAAATCGCAATCCTGACCAGCCAACTCGCGGCGGCCATGAAACTGATCCCGCAGGATGTGCTCGACAGTCTCGATAACAGCCTTGATAAGGAGGCTGCGAATGCAGAGGATTAACTGGTTTCCCGACCCGCTCATCACCGGCACCATGAAAATCGAGACGGGCAACAACGCGAAGATCGACTACCCGGTCGTGAACAACCGCAATTGGTTGCGGGCCACCAGCGTCGCGGCCGGTAACAACTACGGACAATACACCCTGTTGGAATCGCGACTGCAGCCTGCCGGAACCTACCACGTGCACGCACTAACCTACGCGCAGAAAGCCACCGCCGATTTTCAAATCTACGCCAGAGTGGACGGCACGTACCGCATGTTATTGGACGTGCCGGTAGGTGACGACATGACCATCACGATCAACCAGAACATCACCATCCCATCCAACACTGACCAGCTGCTCGTCCGAATCGCAGCAGGCCGCGTGGTCGGCGCGATAGGCATGATGAGCGATATTCTCATCGAGCGTGCCGACACGTATGACGCCGCCGTTGGGGGGGGGCTTCCGGGCTTCTTCGCGGGCGACACGATGCCGCGCGCATAGGAGCGTCCGTCGGGCGGGTGATGTCCGATGATAATCACGAACCTGATAAGCAATCCAAGACGCAACGTCACGCTGAAGCCGGGCGAGTACACGCCGATTTCGACCGTCGGAAAGCAGATTGGCGTCGCATACTGGTGCACGGTCTGGCTGGACGTGTCGGGCGGCTCCATCACGATAGCCTCCTGTCCAGGCATCTTCAGCAAGAGTCAACGCATCGGATGGGCCTTCACGGCCACGGCATCGAATCCGATGAGCATGAACTACAATGTCATATCCGGCAGTCCGACCGTCAAGGTGTCGAGCATGGTCCTGTGCGAGCTGGGCGAATACCAGGCGAACAAGACCCTGCTCGACGGCATCGGATATTTCACCGGGGATACGATGCCGCGCGCCTGACCCTCTTGGGGGTGATGGCATGAGCCTCATCACCAACCTATATGCCGATCCAAAAGCCTTGCGGCAACTCGACAATTGGAATTGTGACGCCAATCAAAACAGCGACGGCAAATACGTCTACACCGGCAACGCCAACGTCTGGGCTGCGGTATTGAACGGAATCAAACAAGGCTGTGTGATTGCGGTTGATTTCAACACGGACAGACGCGACGCCTTCGACCTGGAAGGCTGCCAGGTGATATATAAAAGTTCCACGACATTGGCTGGCGTCTACAAGGGCACAGGCAATTGCTCGCTGCACTGCAGCGGCGGCAAGGGCGTTTCAGCGACGGTCAACCGGATCGGCTTGTACTCGCAGGACGATTGGAAACGCTTGCAGCAGTACGGCCTTGACTGGTTCGACGGCGACATCATGCCACGGCAAAACTGATTTTTTAAGGAGATGCAATGTGTTGCAGAATTTTCTAGCCGGTTTCGGCGGTGTGGGCGGCGCGTGCGCCCTCATCACGCTCGGACTTAAAGTTTGGCCGGGCGCTTTGGACGCGTTGGCGACCGGCCTGTACGCGCACGTGCGGCCCGAACGCCTGCCATACGACAGTCCGCTCTCGCAGCATTTCGCCAAGACCCGGACCTTGGGAGAGCGGACATCGAAAATCGACGACCGTATGGACGAACTCTGCCGGGACACGATCAAAAACACGATCATCAGCCTGATCTACGGCGACAAGGACACCGACCACAGCGAGGCCGTCAGCTACGAGCTGTCGAAGCTTGAGAAATTGGACGCGCAATGCTGGATAGTCGCTGCCGCCGAAAAATACTTGGAGGACCGGCAATGAGCGGCCCAGTCGCATTGGGCGCGTATCTCATCCTGCTCGCGCTCATCCTGATCTTCAACCATTCGGCGCACATGCGCTGACATCGATTTTTTTCAAAACCAAGGCCACCCTACGGGGTGGCTTTTCTATTTGCCCCGTGAAGGGGCGGAAGGGAGAGCGTCATGGACGATACCGTCATGACACCTGAAATGACACCGCAGGGCGACAGTCTGCCGCCCGCAGACATTCCGGTCGTGTCCGAGGAGGATGCGGCCAAGGCCGTAGAGGGATTGGAGGACTGAGCATGGCGAGCGTCGGCACTTTGATCAACCGCATGCGCTACTGGTGCGCCGTGGCCAACTTGGGCTATTCGCAGGCGGACCGCTGGAACTTCAACCCATCGGCGGGCAACTGCGACTGCTCCAGTCTGGTCATCCACGCCTTGCGCGAGGCGGGATTCGATACCGGCACGGCCACCTACACCGGCAATCTGAGCGACAATCTGACTCGTCGCGGCTGGAAGCGTCTGCCCGCGAATGGCAATCCGCAGCCGGGCGACATCCTGCTTAACGATGTGCACCACGTCGCGGTCTATCTTGGTGGCGGCAGGCTCGCGCAGGCGTCCATCAGCGAGCGTGGCACCGCATACGGCAAGGCCGGAGACCAGACCGGCCGCGAGACCAATATCAGGGGCTATTACAGCTACCCGTGGAATTGCTATCTGAGATACCAGGGCGCCCAGTCTTCCGCTCCAGCCGCCAATTCCGGTGCTATCGCAGTGGACGGCAATGTTGGTCCGGCCACTGTCCGCCGTTGGCAGCAGGTCATGGGCACTACGGTGGATGGCATCATCAGCGGCCAGCAGGTGCCGGACGGCAGGACCTACGCGCGTCCGGCAATCGACAGCTCGGTGGTCCGCTACGGTGCTGGCGGCAGTGATCTGATCCGCGCCGTGCAACGCCGACTCGGCTGCGGCGCTGACGGACTGCTCGGTCCGGCCACCATTCGCGCCATCCAGGCGCATTACGGTCTGGCGCAGGATGCGAGCTTCGGCCCCGGCACGGCTCGGGCCTTGCAGACAGCACTCAATCAAAACCGATTCTGAGGGAGGACAGATGGCTCAGCATGCAGCTCCGACGACTTTGGAGACCACCGTCAATAATCTGACCAACGAGCGTGAGGATGGTCAGGACAACCAGCAGCCGACGGCTTACACGCCCGTCTTTTCCAAGGGCGTGCGCACCGTGGTCTACGTTGCCGGTCTTATCGCTTCATGCGTCGGCTTGGGTTTCATGACCTTCGGCGACGCCGCGATCGGCGGCTACATTTCGACCGTGGCCGGCTTCATCGCCAGCGGTCTCGGAGTAGCCTACAATCCGCTGCGCCGTGATTAATTTTTTTGGCGTGAGACTCAAACTCGGATGTGGAAAAATTTGCGGCACTGTAGTGTCCGTGGAATTTTTTACACCCGTTTTTTAACTTTTGCCCCTTCTCCATCATGGAGGAGGGGCTTTGCTTTTAGGACTTTCAAAATGGGCATCAGACAGCAGACGATTGACGATTATGGGTCGTTCGTGGAGAAATTCAAGCCGAAGAAGACCACGGATGACTGCTACACCCCCCCCGCAGTGTATGGGGTGATAAAAGACTGGGCTTGCCGGGAATACGGTATAGACCCCAGCAAGGTGGTGCGCCCGTTCTATCCGGGCGGCGACTACGAGCGGTTCGACTATTCGGGCGGTGCGGTGGTTGTGGATAATCCGCCGTTCAGCATCCTGTCGAAGATCTGCACGTTCTATCGGACGGAGCAAATTCCGTTCTTCCTGTTCGCGCCGTATCTCACGATCTTCTCCAGCACGTCGCGCAATGGGGCGCACATGATCGTCACGGATTCGACCATCGAATACGCGAACGGCGCGCAGGTCAACACGTCGTTCGTGACGAGTTTCGGTGATGACCTGATCCGCACCGCGCCGGATCTGGCCAACGCGATCGACGAGACCGTGAAGCGCGTCAGGAAAGAGCAGCGCAGGCATCCGCCGAAATACGCGTATCCGCGTGAACTGCTTACCGTGAGCAGGCTCGGGAAGATCGGCAGGCAGGTCGAGTTCTGCGTCAAGGCTTCGGACGTTGCGTTCACGAGGGCTCTCGACTCGCAGAAGGCCGTGAAGAAGGCCATCTACGGCGGCGGCTATCTCCTGAGCGAAGCTAAGGCCGCGGAACTGAAGGCCGCGGAAGATGTGACGGTATGGCCGCTCAGCGATTCCGAGAAGCGGATCATCGAAAACCTCGCATGAAAAAATCGCGCAGTTTAAATCCTGTTGGAATATTTTGCGCCCACATGTAACATCGCCCCTCTCTCAGCTCTTAAGCTGGGGGAGGGGCGTTTTCGTGTTTATTCGGTCTTGTGTTTGCGTTTGCGTGGCCTGCCTCCGCCGACGCCGCGTCCTGGGCGCTGCGCGTTCCATTGGTCGATGGTCTCGGGGAGCCAGCCGCGCGTGCGTCCGATGGTGGCGTCCGGCTGGGGGAGCTTGTAGGCGCTGACGGCGGCGGTGCTGATGCCGAGGCGCTTGGCCACGTCGGTGACGCTCAGGTATTCGACGGCCATGTCAGTCCTTCCTTCCGGCGATGAGCGCGAAGACGGCGCTGACGATGGCACATCCGGCGGTGAGTGCGAACGGCCAGCCAAACCATGCGCTGGCGGCGGTTCCGAGCGCGAACACCGCGCTGACTATCGATTCCGTTCTCATGATGTCCCATGGCATAATCGGAGATATGGGGTTCCGGCCCCTAGGTCTGGCCGGAACCCTTGCTCACTTCCTCTTCTTCGGTTTCCGTCTCATCTCCTTGATGAGTCCGGTCACTGCTTTGATGAGGGCCGCGATGCTCGCGACGAGAAGCGAGATGCTGGTGATTATCTCCGATGGTGTCATGTTCACCTCCTTTCCTTGATATAAACTATATTAGCACAGTAAATAAAGTAATGCAAGTCAAAACACAAGAAAACACAGGAAAAATCAGTGGATTGATAGACTTGATGCCACGCAAACGAAGGGGAGAGCATGGCCTACACGATCCGCCAATACGCCACCAAAGCCGGAAAAAGATACGAGGTGCGCTACCGCAAGCCCGACGGCTCATCCACCGGAAGGCGTGGCTTCAAACGCAAGATGGACGCCGATGCGTGGGGAGCGGCCAATGTGACCACCGCGAAAAGCGTCGGAGCCTACATCGACCCACAGGCCGGGCGCAGGCTCGTGGAGGACTTCTGGGAGCCGTGGCTGGCCGCCAAGAAGACCAAAGCGAAGCCAAGCTACATCAAGTCGCTGGAAGACGCTTGGCGCGTGCATGTGGAGCCGCAGTGGGGCATGAGGGAGATGCAGTCAATCACACGCGACGAAGTGCAGCGGTGGGTCACCGATCTGGCCGGACGGCGCAGCGCGTCCGTGACGATTCGCGCCGAGAATCTGCTCCGCAGTCTCATGGAGAGGGCAAAGGCCGATCGGTGCATCCACGACAATCCATGCGACGGCATCGAGCTGCCGCGAAAGCAGGTGCGGAAGCATGTCTATCTGTCGGCCGACGAATTGTCTCGTGTGGCGATGCAGTGCGGTTGGCGTGAGCCGATCGTGCTGACCTTGGGCCTGTGCGGCATGCGCTGGGGCGAACTCGTCGCACTGCGTGTGGAGGACGTTGACCTGCAACGATGCAGGCTCCACATCTGGCGTAGCATCACCAGACTGTCCAGCGAGATGGTGGAGACGGATCCGAAAACCCATGATGGACGTTCGGTGATGTTCCCACTGGTGTTGCGTCCACTGCTCGCCAGGCAATGCGAGGGGCGCAGGCCGTCCGATTTCCTTTTCACCGCTCCCGGCGAGCCTTTGGACGAGCCGATGGGAAACGGCTGGAATCCGACGCGAAGCGATGGATGGTTCGCGGTGGCTCTTCGTCGCGCGGGCGTGGAGCGTGGCCACATGACGATTCACGATCTACGACATACGGCCGCTTCGCTCATGGTGCAGTCCGGCGCGAATGTCAAGACCGTGCAAAGGCAATTGGGGCACAAGTCCGCCGCCATGACGCTCGACGTGTATGCCGACCTTTTCGACGATGATCTGGACGAGTTGTCGGAGAGGATGGGTGGTTTGCTTTTTTCGCGGAATGTGGGCAAAATGTGGGCAAACGTGACGCAAGGTGTCGATGGAACCGTTGAAACGGTTGGTGGCTGAGGCTTTTCGCCGGTGGGTTCGAGTCCCGCTGGAGGCACTTTTGGAAACCGCCAGA